GCTTTACCTCAATAATCTCTGCTCTCTGATTACCTTTAGCGTCAACATAAGTTACCACAAAATCAGGCACATACACGGTATATTTACCGGTAAAGGGATTCTGGTAGGGGATTTTAAGGGATTCGCTTGCCCAACTCATAATGTTTGGATTTACATCAAACATCTGCATTACTTTGAATTCCCAGGACGATCGGAATATTATAGGATAGGTTCCTACATACTTGCTAGGATTTACAGGTTTATATTGTCCTTGAACATAAGAGCGCATTTAAGACCTTATCTGACGTGCCTGTAGGCTGTATCTGTTATCAACTGTTGTAACAACACCTACTTGGTTTCCTGGATCTCTAAGAATATTAAAGGATCTATAACCATCGGCAGAAAAAACTAGCTTGCCTGCTACTTCCGATTGTTCCAGCAAGGTTTGAGTGGAAATGCCTAAAACGTTAGCCATATCTATTGTTAATGCCGACATTGCATCAGCATATACGGTACTAGCTCCACGAGACAAGAAATAACACCTTGTCGTGTTGTAGGTAGTTGATGAATAATTACCAACTACACCGCCTCCCAAGAATGCCTGTGATACCGAACCGGCACTAGGAAATGTGGTGGGTCCAGTTGCATATTTGAATGTATTGGTAGGATTACCATTTACAGATCTAACAGTCTTCTGCGTACCAAAGTAGGTAAGCATCTGCGAGCTTGAACGACCGATAGATGGAATATTTGAATTAGCCACCCGGATTACCCCCGATTCTATTCATATCCTTATATGCTGTAGAAAGTTTCTTGGCTGCCGAGTTAAATGGTCTAGTTACTATTGCGGCCGCTGTTGTAGGATTATAAGGAGTCGGAGATATCTTTGCCAATCCATCTAATGCACTGGCACTAACTCTTCTAACAACCTTGTCAGAAAGAAAAGATCCAGTGACTCCGCCAAGAGCAGCCTGGGTGTTCTTACCAATTCTCTGCAGGATGGGATTATCGGATTGCAATAATGGATTATTGGATTCAACAAAGTCCATTAGTGTGGTATTAAATGCTAAAGCCGGCAGTTCCAGGAACTCTCCATGGGTAAACGGCTCAATGGATGAATTATTATTTGTTTCTCCACCGGTATTCTTAGCCTGATTAGTTAATTGCATATTTTGAATTGTATAATATGCATATTCATACTCAAATGTAAATGTTAATTCAAGCGTCTTATCAACCCCGGCATAATTTAGGACATCGTGGGTAAACGCTGAAATTCTAGGATTTACTAGGGTTACCTGGTTGAATCTTCCACCATGCACCTGATAAATGTCGATTGTTTGAATTAAATTCCTGATATTCTGAACGGTAGGTAAATTAAAACCAAACTTGTGATTATCGATAGTATCCGATACTATATTCTGTAATGCAGCTTTTAGACCTACAGTATTTGTCGGTGAATTTCTACCTGTCGGGGCATTACTCTGAAATAAATTTCTTACACTAGCAGGTAAATTAGCAATATTTGGATTCAACGACGGTGTTATGTTATGTATTAGACTTTCAACCGAATATGTTTTATTTGGTTGCTGTGTCTGCTTAGCCTCATTCATTCCCGGTTCGGTGCCATCAGCAAAATAGTACCTATAATACATTTCCCAAAACTTTAATGTCTTACCATCGGCCACATCATGAAATACAACTTTTACCGGTTCAAAAGCAATCTTAGTCTGACTGAGTCTTTTTCTGTTATATTGATTTAAGGGAGTTGTCTCAATTTTCATTGAAGGCATTTCAATAGACTTAACCAATGGTGCAATTTGTGCCCAACTTGGATTATTGAAATAATCAGAAATATATTGTCCTGCGGTCCCTACATTATTGAGATTTATGTTAATGTAATACTCAAACGGAAATCTTGGCTGATTTCTATAAAGTGCCTGACCGTCCTGGTTGAAATTATAGGTAGCATGGCGCGAGCTCTTCTCATAGAAGAACCCGAGCCCTGTTAGTGATGTAAATAAACTCGAGAAGCTAGGCACTAAGCCACCTCCAAAAATCCGCTATTAAGCGAATGTAGTACCACCAGTTGGGCTGGCAATATCTGGATATGGGTTTCCGCCGACTGTTGTTCCGTCGTTTGTATTTGGTCCCGAAACGTTTGTTGCGTTATCGAAACGAATTGTTAGTGTAACGATATTTGGATCACCACTTGCGTAGTCACCATCACCGTAGGCTGCATCATGCAACCAGCATCCATCAAGGACCCACGACTCGAGCTGTTCGTTATTGGTACCATCAAGCGAATGAATTTCCATTGCGAATTTGTAGTTGATACCCGCTACAGCACTTGTCTGTTCAAAGTGATTCATTTGCTTCTGAACTTGTGCGCCAACTGACGAAATAACCGCATTAGTGATATCATCACGTAATGTAATTTCGATCATATCAAATGTATGCTTACCTTGAATCCACGCTACAGAATTGTACGAGTGTAATTCTGCTTCTGACCAACTAATTTTTGGTCGTGTGCATGTTACAACATTGGCAGTCATTTCGCGTAATCCATTATTCTCGCCGAAGTTCTGCCAAACAACTCTGAAACGGTATTTTTGCTTGGGATGCAAAATGCCAAGCTTGTTTCCATCTAATGGAATACCGAATTTTGCTAAATTTGCCATCTTTTTCTCCTGCCTTAAAAGCTAATACTATTTATCAAATCTTAGAAATTTTTATTCAGCCGATATTCCTGCAAAGTTTCGTATCACATACGATTCGCCGATATCAGCGTAGCAAGAGTACGGAAGAATACCACATCCGCGATGGCCCCATCTAAGACCCAATGAATTTGCTATGATCCAAACGCCATTATGAAGCCTATCATCATATCCCACTACTGTCACTGCATGACCTTGCGCGGGCCTATTATCATTTTCATTTACAGGTTTATAAACCTGTTCATGCAGTTCTCCACGCATACTCCAAAATAAACGACCTGTATGCATTCCAATCACGACAGGAATTCCCCTATCGAGCATTGAATTAAAGTTACTAGGGTTTATATTTTCATAGGCATTGATTTTGTATTGTGCATTCTGTACTGCTCTAGGATTTGGTTCGTGGTCAACCCTGTGCGGGCTAAATGGCCAGAATTGTTCTTTGCATGCCCCATACATAGATAATGCATCAAACGTAGATTTTAATTCAGCGCCCTTTTGCCCGAGTCGTCCTTGCAATTTGCGGGTCATATAATAGACGAATAATCTTGATAAATTAAGTGGTTTATTAGCTTTTGCAGATATAATCTCGGCAGCAAGAAGGACTGCGCTCGCTGTGCAACACCCAACATTGTCTTGTGACTGCATATATTTGATATGCTCTCTTAGATCAACCATACAATATTTATCACAAAAAAGAATACCGGCAATGCCGGTATTCTGTAAAAGTCAGCTATTGATTAAATTGCCAAGCTCGAACCAGTGTTCTTAATTCTGATTGGAATATAGATGTATTCAATTGCCTTAACTGGTTGAATTGCAATATCAATCCATAATTCGTTTCTATCGATACGAGCTGGTGTGTTATTGCTTAGGTCGCAAACAACCAAGAAGTCATACAATGCACGTAGAGTGATAAGTTCTGATAGGAACCTGTCAAATGCATCCTTAACTGCCTTACGTGTTGTTGAGTCATTAGGCTCAAACAAGAATGGCTGTGCAAGGTTATTCAATTGGTAGCGCAAGTAGTTTTCTAGACGAACTACGTTGATACGATCAGTTGCACTTGCGTATGGCTGACGTGTCTTCTGTCCAAATATAACAATACCGCCCTGAGGCATTACGCGAATTGGGTTAATACCGTTGATGTACAGAATATCTCTCTGGCCTTCATTCAACTTGACAGTAACAAATTGTCCTGCATCATTGACATAACCAACTGCCGCTGCGTTGTTAACAACACCGCGCTGTAGACCGGCTGGAGCAAACCATGGATAAGCCACTTGGTCGTTATATGCAATCGTGCGTAGAGCCATATGCGATGGAGGAACAACTACATCTGTTCCATCTACGTTTGTTGAAAGTCCGCTTGGATACCATGCAGCAAAATACTTACTTGCTGATACAAGACCATCAGAACCGTTACCGTATGCTACGTTTGCATTGGTTGACCAATTCTGTAGTGCGGTACCTGTAGCATTCAATGTGAATGGTGTGTCACCGACAACAAAACCTGTTTCCTTACGGTCTTCATTTAGAATAAGCATCTCATCAATTGCTTCAACATATCCCGGTGCTGCAATCAAGTTAAAATATAGATCTTCTGCACGGATATCTTCGTTAGAAGTAATTACTCCTTGAATTGCACGAACAATAACAATGTTCTGTGCTGCTGCACCCATATATGGAACGCCACCAGCATTGTTGCCCGATGTTGTTACCCAACGACCTGTTGAGCCATTGTTTGTGTTGTCGGCCGATGCTGTTACGCTATTGAAAACATAAGGGGATTGCCATTCCTTGACATTATTTGTCGAGTAACGTGTATTCCAGAGTAAGAATCCTTTAGGATACAAGTCTGCATCTGGTGCATCTGGATCCAAGTCAGGATTGCCCGGACCGCCATTGTTCTGACCTGTACCACCCTGTGTATATAGTGGATTTGAACGTGCATCTGTGAAGATTATACCGTTTGGTGTTGTTTGATCTTCGTTGTTAACTAGTACCCATGCGGTACCACTCCAACGCTTAATAACTGGATATGGATTGATATCTGTATCTACCCAGATATCACCTTGGATTAGAGTAGGAGCAGGTACGTTATCTTGTGGATCACCGGATTGTGCAAATACTGTTGGATCAAGTACGCCTGGTGGAACGTCAACGAAAGTAAAACCTTCTAGGTTCAAATTCTGCCAGCTACCAGCACCATCAGCAATAAGAATATCTACTGTAGATTGTCCATTACCGTTGACGCCAACTTCGGCGTTGAACCATAGTTGTCCATTTGCAGGACCTTGTGTAGGAACTGAACCTGAACCAACAATCACTGCAAGTGGTGCCCATACACCTGCTGTATTCTTTCTAAAATCTAATGTAGCAGAATTAGGTGTAGGAGACATTGGAGTTGGTGCAATGTAAATTTGCCCATCCGAACCGGTTGGATTAGAACTGTAATAAGTGTCTGCGGCGGCATCGTTTGTAAGAATTGGTGCTTCTACTTGCAAGAACTGAGCTAATGTAGCATCCATTCTACGAAGAACAATGTTTGCACCTTGTGCGGCTGATCCTGTCTTAACCCAGTATTCCTGTGTTGTAAGAACGTTTGTTAGATCTGGCCATACGGACTGAATAACAATACTTGTAGGACCAGTTGCACCAGAAAGCTTAGTCCAGGCTACACCGGCCGTAACTGTCGCAGCAACAAGTGGTGTTGTCGGGGCAATATTTACTGTAAACGAACCAGGCGAAACTGTAACTACATATGTACCGGCTGCGAAAGCGCCTGCACCTGCAGTAACTACTGGAGTCATGCCTGCCACAAGACCTACGGTAGAAGGCACAGTTACGACAAGGGCAGCCGATGATGCTGACAGGGCTGCCGAAGTATAAGTTGCCGGAGGGGCAACTCTTGTCCAGTAAGAAATTTCACCAGAAGCTGTCTGGAAAACAACTGCATGATTTCCTGTAACACCGGCTGCTGGTGATGGAACGTTTGTAAGTCCTGTTGCAAAATTATAAACAAAATTAGGTGTTACCGATGTCCAAACTTCATTAGGGAAAGTACCTGTACGCTGGAATAAACCATATGCCGAAACAGATTCATCAAGCCAGTATGTTCCTGTAGCTGCTGGACTTGTAGGTTCAATAGAACTTGCTTCAAGTTGTACTGTGTTTACATCTGCACGAACAACTCTGCATAGGTTCGAAATGCCTAAATAAGAATAGGCTGCAAGTAATCCGTATTCGTTTAGTGGATAACCATTAATCGGTGTACCGGCAACTTCGTAGAAAATTGGATCACCAAATGTTTGCACTAAATCTCGTTGAGAAGTAATTGACCAAACTTTTCCGGCATTTGCCTTAGTTGTTCCTGGTGCAACTGCTGCGCCATCGGGTGTGGACTTATCTTGCTGGGTAGCAATAAAAATTAGGGGGACGGTTCCTGGTCCGGCACCAACATTGATACTTTGATCAATTACTGAAATACTTACGCCAGGTGATACTAATGTAGCCATTATGATTTAACTCCTTTGAAGAATTATGCTTCTTGTTAGTTGTATTTATCAGGAAGGGTGTTAAATGCTCGGCAAATGAAAGGTATCAAATTAGTATATTATTTGGAAATACCATTTATGAGATCTGTCACCTGTGCGCTAAGATCTTCCAGTGTAGTATTATTATTTATCTCATAGTCAATTCTAGAACCTACCCACGCCCACTCACTAAAATGTGCGCTAGAGTAGGTCTTTGTCATTGCTTCTTTTGCTAAGGAATTGCCCTTATTTGCAAGAATTGCAGTCTCATACCAAACAGGCGTAGGGCCGCGATTAATCTTGACTAGCACACCTTTTTGTTCTTGGATAAATTTGATCTCATTTGGGAATCTAACATCACTGATGACGACATTTTGATTAGGATTCTTACGTATACGATTCTGTAAAGTTAGAAACCATAAGTCTTGATGAAAATTATTACGTAATGCCTCTGTACCAATTATCTGCAATGCAAGACGTGGACTAAAATTAGACATAGCGAGTTTTTCTGACCACCATGGATCTACAACTTCTCGCCACTCTCTCGACTCTGATGTATCTCCTTCAAGCATAGCACGTGGCCAATCAAAGATTACTGCACATGCATCTTTTAGACCTGCTGCAAAACTATCCTGTCTAAAATCAAATCTGTTGACAAGCTCTGATGCAACAGTACCTTTTCCGCTATTAATAAATCCTAATAGTCCAACGATCATAAGAAAACCCCTAGAGTGCTTTGTATAGTTATACAGAGAACGTCTAGGGGTTTGCTGTTTTTGTTAGCCTATTACAAACGCATATCCATCGCCGCTTGTCACTAGGTTCAATAATTGTTGCTCAAGTTTTTCAATTTCTGCCGCAGCCTCTGTCTTCAATGTAGCGCCATTTAGGGTTACATTTCCGTTAGGCCCGGGAAATCCGCCGGGGAATTTATCTCTGGCTTCGCCAAGCATGTACTTAGCCTTTGCCACGGAATAAGAAATCAACCAGGGACCCGTATAAGGATCATTAATAATATCGTCTTCGGATTTTCTCGCATACACTCTTACGACAACTTCCTCGTCAGCTGTTGGCCGACGAATAATTGTTAATTTGTGAGAATTGACATCCCACGTAAAGTTATATTGACTTGCGAAAACCCGCTCAGTAGTCTCTAGAAATTGGTTATAAAAGTCCCAGGTTGCTAATCCACCAGATCTATTCGGTTGTAACAAATAGATATTATAAAATGCAGCATCTACCGGGTCGAAATTTATTCCACCGTTTGTGTATGCACCGACACCACGGCGGTATAGACGTCTCACTTCTTGCACTTCCTCTGGGAGAGTATACTCAGTTATATCTCGTGTAATGTGTAGAAAAATATCCTTCTCTAGATTAGCTCCATCTGATTGCTGACGCAATTTTAGGATGCCTAATGTTATTGCAAGATTCAGGTGTTCGACGTCTAATTCAACATCAACCATTTGCGCACCGAGCCCTAGCTCGATTTGCTTCATTAACATAACTCTCGGCGTAATTTGTGAAGACATAAGTGTATCAATCCCAGTGATACACTATTTATCAATTAGAATGTGAATGTAGTGAATGAATAAGCGGCCCAATTTGCACTTGTTAATGTTCCCGAAGTATAGAGTATTGTTTCCTCTCCCGAAAATGTGCCAGTGTTACTTCCAAGAAAAGTAAAATTTGTAACATATGAAGCTGGAATATCATCATCGGCACATAGTTGTAATGATGTCGGTATTATTTCGTTTCCCGAACCTAAATCAAGCTGAATCCATTGTGGTGGCGAGGCTGGCAATTCCGATATCCAACGAGACAAATTGCTGCCACCGGATTCAATAACAAAAGCCCGCCATGCTTCATATCCCGGAGCAAAGACAGAACTTGCCGATGCCACCAACGGTGACGGAGTATTATTCGAAGTCATACCTAAATACCCGACAATAGCCCATGGATATGCTGTGATACCGACATTAATTTTTACTGCCTGAAACCGGATCGCAGTTCCAACAAACGCTGTTATATTTACTCTAAAATATCTATATCCCGGAGCAGGGGCTTTACTCATCGATGTTTTACCCGAAACTGTAACACCATTCATACTTAAAGCCATTTTATAGTCCCTTAATTTTTATAATCTTCCTGAATTATTTACCTAAATTTCATCTATTAGAAAGTAAAGGTTGTGAATGCATTTGCCGTCCAATTTGCACCTGTTAATGCTCCCGAATCATAGAGTATCGTCTCTTCACCTGCAAATGAACCAGTGTTACTTCCTAAAAAGTAAAAATATGTAGGATAATCTGTTCCTCCAGCTGAATCAGGACATAACTTCAGAGCAGTAGGAGTAATTTCGTTACCTACACCGAGATCTAGTTGAATCCACTGCGGAGTAGGTTGAGATACCTGCGCGATCCAACGATATGAATCATTGCCGCCGACAAGGTTTGCAAAGGCATACCAAGCCTGATAATAACTATAATATGAACTTTGTGTGGCTACAAGGGAACCAGGTGATGCAGGGCCATCCATTGGTGTTGTCGGATATACCGTACCACCGACCATAATATTAACCGCCTGAAAGCGCACTGCGACGCCAGCATATGAAGTGATATTAACTCTAAAATATCTAAATCCAGGTGCTGGGATCTGACCCATCGAAGTCTTACCCGAAATATTAACCCCCTTCATACTTAAAGCCATAACATTATCTCCTATTATGGCTTATTTATCAATACTTTAGTTTGATCTGGAGATCGGTTGCTTTCTTCATTACCAATGCATCGTGTAATG